TAGACACAGCAAAAACAATTTCATTTACCGCTGTGGGCACAAGCACAGATGCACAACTCATGGCAGCTGCGATCAACGCAGCTGGGTTCACAAACATTGTAGCTTCTGTCACAGAAGTCAGCGCAACATCAAACAGATTGACAATCAGCCATATACTAGGTGGAGATTTTAGACTGGTAGACACTTCTGGCACAGCAGTAGCCGATGTATTCACTGCCTACAACATAGACACACTAGCAGGCACAGAAAATTTCTACGCAGCGGAAGCCGCAGTGGGTGGTTACCTTGCGTCTGGATGGGAGCCACTGGCAGCTTCGGATCCAAGATTTGCTGCTTCTCCAGATGCTCCGTTGAACGAGCCACAAGATGGTCAGTTGTGGTATAATCCTAACTTCTCAGAAGTGGATCTAATGGTACACAACGGTAACACATGGGTAGGTTATCGTCACACCACAGCGCCTTATTATGAAGCTCCAACGGCAACTCTGAGAAATGGGTATCTACCTATAGTCTCAGCTTCAAATCCCTACAAGGCCAGCGTGACTGCCAATGGTGATATATGGATCAGCACAGCGGATCTTGAAAATTATCCAACCATTTACAGATACAACACCAACTTGAGTGATGTAGCTGATCTTGCACAGCGTTGGGAACTAGTGGACAAAGCAGATCAGACCACAGAAGAAGGTATATTGTTTGCAGATGCACGTTGGAATACCACAGGTACTTCAACAGTGGCCAGCACCATAGAAGACCTAATTACCAATAACTTCTTAGATCCAGATGCTCCAGATCCTGCACTATATCCTAAGGGTATGCTGTTATGGAATCTACGACGCAGTGGAGGCAATGTCAAACAGTATCAAAACAACTACATTGATACAACTGCTGACAATCCAAGAACCAGTGCAGACACACTAGCAGGTTCAGCATTCGTCAGCGGCAGCGGTGAAAGCATGGAAACCTATGCCACAGACCGTTGGACCACAGCTTCAGGTAACAATGAAGACGGTTCAGGATCATTTGGTCGCAAAGCACAACGCAAGGTCGTAACACAGGCCTTGAAGAGCGTGGTCGATACCAGCCAAGAGATACGCGACGAAGAACGTCGAAACTTCAATATCATTGCTGCTCCTGGTTATCCAGAGCTGTTGAGCAACCTAGTGAACCTAAACATCGATCGCGGTGTAACAGCGTTCGTTGTGGGCGACACTCCATTGCGATTAGCTTCAGATGCTACATCATTGACCGCATGGGGTTCAAACGCAAATCTAGTCACTGACAACGGTGACGATGGTATTGTTACCTATGATGAGTACCTGGCAGTTTACTATCCAAACGGATTTACCACTGATCTCAGCGGATCTCCCGCAGTGGTTCCAGCCAGCCACATGATGCTAAAGACCATCACACTCAGTGACAACGTCAGCTTCCCATGGTTCGCACCTGCAGGAACACGTCGAGGTGGAATCACCAACGCCACAGCAGTGGGGTTCATTGAAGCTGCCACAGGTGAGTTCCAAACTGTGGCTCTAAACGAAGGACAGCGTGACACGCTGTATGATCTCAAGATCAATCCAATTCCATTCTTCAACGGAATAGGACTAGTAGCACACGGCCAAAAGACTCGTGCAAGAAACGCTTCAGCATTGGATCGCATCAACGTAGCACGTTTAGTGGTATATCTACGCAGCCAGTTGAACAAGCTAGCTCGTCCATATATCTTTGAACCCAATGACAAAATCACACGTGATGAAATCAAACAAGCTGTAGAAAGTCTGTTGTTAGAACTAGTAGGACTAAGAGCACTCTACGACTTTGCGGTTGTCTGTGACGAAAGCAACAACACACCGTCAAGGATAGATCGCAACGAACTGTATGTTGATATCGCAATTGAACCTGTGAAGGCGATTGAGTTCATTTACATTCCGTTACGTGTCAAGAACACAGGAGAAATTTAAAAATGGCAATTACATCACTGAATAATTTAGGTATCCCAACCACAAACGCAGCTGGCACAACCCAGGTGTTGTTGATGCCTAAATTAAAATATCGCTTTAGAGTAACACTGTTGGGTTTTGGAGTTGCCGCTGCCACAGAACTTACCAAGCAGGTACAGGACGTGACTAGACCCAAGGTATCATTTGAAGAAATGACCTTGGATGTCTATAACTCCAAGGTAAAACTGGCTGGAAGATACACACTGGAAAATATCACATTGACCTTGCGTGATGATGCCAGTGGTCAGGTGCAAAAACTCGTGGGACAACAGATCCAGAAACAATACGATTTCATGGAACAGGCGTCTGCTCGTTCAGGTATCGACTACAAATTTACCACACGTATTGAAGTCTTAGACGGCGGTAACGGTACATTAGTTCCAGAAACTCTAGAAACATTTGAACTCTATGGTTGTTTTGTGCAGAACGCAGACTACGGTGATGCCAACTATTCAACCAATGAACACATGACTGTGGCGCTGACCATCGCCTACGATAATCTATCACAGTTTGCAGCAGGTGCAGCAGCTACCAGCCCAATTGGTGGTATTGGTGCAGCAGTAGGACGAACCCTTGGTGCAGCCGTAACAGGTGCGTCAACTACACAGGGATAATTAACTCTGTAATCAAGAAAAGCTCGATTAATTCGAGCTTTTTTTGTGACATAAATATTTGTATGGCAAACTATTTCACAAGATTTCTCACTGGAGTTGGCGAAGGTCTATTAACTCCAAAAGGACAGAGCGCAAACTGGCGGCACGCCACCAAGCTGTTCATAGACGGCAACATGCGGCTGGCTCCTCGCACCAAATTCAACTACTATGTGAGATTTGAGATTGATAAAAGCGTGATGCGGGTTCCTGCATTTTCTAACAAACATCACGAAGAAGTAGGACTGCTGGTAAAAACAGCAGATCTGCCTAAGTATAATTTTGACAGTGTTGTGAAAAATCAGTACAACAGAAAAAAAATCGTCTATAAAAATTTCAATTACGATCCTGTTTCTATAACCATGCATGATGATGCCACTGGAGTAATAAATGCCATGTGGGCTGTGTACTATGGGTACTATATCGCTGACAGACAGCTGCCCGATTCGGCCTATTCTGAAACCAAATATCGTGCAGCAGACACTCCTAAAGATAATTTCCGTTACGGTATGGACAACAACGTCACTGCCGGATTTTTTAAATCAGTCAGCATATACACCATGGCTCGCAGGAGATTTTTAGGATATACACTGATCAATCCAAAGATCAAATCATGGAGTCACGGCAACATGGATTACGCAGCCAGCGAATTCGCAGAAAGTACTATGACTTTGGAATATGAATCAGTGAAATATTCTGCAGGACAGGTAGCCTATAATAGTCCCAAAGGTTTTGCAACACTGCACTATGATTCTGTGCCAAGTCCTATATCAGTAGCAGGCGGCGGAGTCGCCACACTTACTGGGGAAGGTGGTGTTTTAGATGGTCTTGAACAGATATTTGGAAATATAGGATCTGGTGCAGCCTTCGATAGTCCTGGCGGATTTCTCAGCACAGCCATAGCCAGTATCAATACCTACAAGAATTTGAAATCCCTAACACCCGCACAGTTGAAATCGGAAGCCATCAACATACTCAGCAATCCTCAAAATATATCTTCAGCCATCAGTACTGTGGGGGGAGTGGTCGGAGCGGTGTTTCCTAAAAGTGCGAATCAAACCCCAACTACATCAGCTACCCAAAGACCCTTGGTTGGCGATTTTCCTTCAGGTCCAGGCAACGTAGCATAATATGGCCACTAATCTACCCGCATTTGAAATCCAAGACAGTGCCGCAGGCACCAAGCTGTATTTTGATACCTACGGCGAAGCTGCACTGGAATTTCCGGCCAACGACGTCACGGTCGCTGTGAGTTTTTTTACCGGTGCAGGCTTTGATTCGGACGCAGCGGCCACAGTGGCCATGACACTGTTGCGACAGGCCAAGATCGATGCCACTCCTATCTCGCAGATATTGGATACATTGAAAGGATTTCCTGCTAAAACTCTCAGCCAACTGGTTGCTGAGATACTGAACAATAATCGTGTTTCTACTAGTTTGTTGGGTTTTAGGGCCCCAGATATCAAACCCACTCAGATTAGAAACATAGCTGCATAATGGGCAAATTCGCACAAGGTCGATTTGAAATGAAAAATCCTGCCAAGTATGTGGGATTAAAAACTCCGTTGGCTCGTAGTTCATGGGAATTCGTATTCATGCGGATGTTGGATGAACATCCGGGAGTGCAAAATTGGGCCAGCGAAAGCATAAAGATACCCTATAGAGATCCATTGACTGGTCGCAGTACCATATATGTGCCTGATTTTTTTATCGTATATCAAGATAAAAATGGAGCAAAACATGCAGAAGTCGTGGAAGTAAAACCTTCCAATCACACGTTGAGAGAAGCTGTAGGCAAAAGTCAATATAATCAACAGCAGTATGTGAAAAACATGGCTAAATGGGAAGCTGCTAACGCTTGGTGCAAACAGCAGAACATAAAATTTCGGGTGATCAACGAAACAGACATTTTTCATCAAGGCACAAAACGAAGATAAGTATGATATGACCAAAAGACTTGAAGAATTGTTAAATCTAGAAACCACAGAGAACACCGTAGAAGTTCCGATCGAAGTTCCCACGCACGAACAGGTGCAGAGC